GGAATATAATCAAGTACATTTCAAGATACAGACATAAGCACAACCATACACCCTTAAAGGATTTACAAAAAGCACAATGGTATTTAAATAAATTGATAGGAGAGTATGAAAATGAGTAAAACAATGGCAGGAGTATTAATCTACTTCATGATGTTTGCAATGGTGATTTAATATGTTAACGGCAGTAGATTTATCATTAATTGTAATTGGAGTATTTATCGCTAATGGTATATCAAGTATCATTAGGTGGGCTTATAAGGAGTACAAAGAATATCAAGATGCAAGAGAGATTGTCCTTGACCACAAAGCATTAGTTGAACTTGAGCAAGAGAAAGCCAAAGAGGTTGAACTAATAGAACAAGTCGTAGAAGTATTGGAGGAAGCTAAAGATGAACAAAACTAAAAAAACAATATTAACATTAATAGCATTGATTGCTGTGCTCTCAATTAGAGCACTTCTAATCAATATAATCCTAGGGTATTTCATACCAGGATTTCCTATCTCAGTATCGTTTGCATTAGCAGCATTGTTACCGACGAGGTTTATCAATGAAAAGACGATTTAGAACAAGGCGACACGACCTACAGATTTGTCGTAGGTGTGGACAACCTTACACAAAGACACTAGATTGTGGTTGTAGGAGGAAAAAATAATGAGTTCTGATTTCTTTGTAATGTTGTTAGGTATTGGAGTTTTAATCGTAATCATTGACGATTACAGAGGGAGGAAATAATGGAAGCAATTTTAAATAATCATTTCTCGTTAGCGTTAGGTGCGATACCACTACTGATAGCAATCTATCAGGGTATCGTATCAACCTTTGAGATTAAAGATAAGAAACTAATTAGAAATATTATTGCAATTGTGATGTGCTTATGGACAACCTATAATATCTTAACAGGTTGGACTGATGTAACAATCGCAGTCGATACATTCTTTATATTATATTTTGGAGCAAGTGGGGTAATAGATTTTGGAAAACAATTTAGAAAATAAAGTAAGAGAATTAAAACTAACTATCAAAGATTTAGAGGCTAGACTTCACGGAGTAGTTGATATGCTACTCCAGTGTGAGGCTAAGTTGAACCAAACAAGAGGCGAAAGGGATTTCTTTCATAACGAATTAATTGAGGCTGAGAGGCACATAGCAGAGTTGAACGGTTATGATGAGGACGAACAGTGGTATACATTGAACGACACAGCAGAGAACGACCTTGATGACCAGTGGGATACAGACTTTAGTGAGGGTCACCCGTTAGACGGAGTGAGTAATTATTGTAACGCAGTAAGAGGAAAGGGGATTATCTAATGATGTTATCAGAATTTATATTACATTATCAAGGACATTGGGTTGACAAGTACGGTAATTTCACATCGTACATACAAGAGCAACAACCGTTTGGTGGACAATGCGTATCATTAGTCAAACATTACTTGACTACATTTGGTAAAGGATATACAAAGGATAGTTACGGTAATGCTAAGGACTATATTAAATTACCCAACGCTAAATTGATTACAAAAGACAAAGTACAAGACGGCGATTTAGTCGTATGGACTGGTGGTTCTTTTGGACATATTGGTATTATGTATGGTGGTGCAGTATTCTCGCAAAACCCAATGAAAGCACAACTAAGGACTATTGAGGCATTCAAGTCATGGGGGTTAGGTGAACCAACATTCATTAGACCCTCGCTACAAACCCTACAACCTAAATTGGGTTACTATAAGACGTTGGATTACTTGAACATAAGAAAAGGACCTGACCAATCATATAAGATTAAAAAGGTTTATGAGATTACAGCTGACGCTAAAAAGAAAGTAACATCAAAGAATACATCGCACGACGCCGTATTGAAACCTAATCAAATTGTTTCAGTACTTGAAATCAAAGGTGGTTGGGGCCGTATTCCAAGTGGTTGGGTTAATTTAAAATATTTAAAGGAGATGTAAAATGACAGAATTAGAAGTAGAATTAGAAAGAAAACTAGTAGAGCTTAGAGAGCAAGAGAACATATGTTCTATCGAATGGGATAAGGTAATGGTAAGTGAGTTACGTGCAAATAGCGAGATATTTTTACCAGTTTTCATTGCTAATCATGACCCTATCCAATATACCCCAACAGGTGATATGCGTTCATATATTTATAAAATAGAGGGCGTAATCACTAAAGAACAATATGATAAATTGACAGAAGAATTTGTTGAACGTGTTCCACAAATTTACAAACAGTACCAAATCGAATCTAACAAACTTCAAAACATGGACGACGAAATAACATTACTCAAAGAAACATTAGAAAAAGAACAAGAAAAAGAACAAGATTAAATTCTTGTTCTTTTTTAATCTGATATTTTTATCCAAACTGCTACGTTTCTTTTACCTAGTTGTACGACGTGACTATGTCCTGTACCGCTACCGGTTGACCCAGTATTGTCAGTACTAGCACCGTTTGTAGTATTATTACTAGGCCCATTAGTAGTATTATTACTAGGTCCCCCAGTATCACCACCACCACTACTAGTAGTACTATCGGTAACTTGTGCATGTCTATCTGAGTTAGCCAAACCTCCACCACCCGTGCCGTACGACACCGACAGGAAACCATTAGCAGAGTTAGATGTACCTAATGTGACACGCCTCCAACCAAGACTACCGTTAGCTGGGGAAGCAGTGTTTGTACCAGTTAACATCTCCCCTTGAGTGGTGGACGCTCTAATAACCCTACCAATACCATGACTATGGTTTCCTCTACCATGAGTATGGTTCTGCATACCGTGGGTATGGTTCTGCATACCGTGGGTATGAGCCATGCCATGAGTATGGGCTGGTAGTTGTGCTGTCGTCAGTGTTGTGAGGTTACTAGGGTAATTAGTATCCTGATTACTAATACCAACAGTAGTTCCTGCATTATTAGGTTGACTGGTCTGAAGCAACCAACCACCAGGCAAACTCTCCCAAAGTCCTGGGTACAAATCATTAGGATTAGTATTATTATCAAACAATAATATTGACCCGACAGGGTACTCGATACTACCTCCCCTTAGCTCGGCTCGCCCAATCATATCAACAATATTGAAGTTATTACCTCTTTGGACACTAAATAGTCGTCTACGAATCAATGTATTAGGATTAAGAAAAGCGTCTTGGCCAATCGGTAACGCTGTGTTAGTAGTAGCCTCTAAACCTACTACGCCTACAGCAGTCACAACAACGTTAACGTGAATGGTTGTTTGTAGTAGCCCAACATTTGTGTTAAGACCAACGTTATCAAACAACAAACGTTTACCATTGATTACCATTAGGAAGTTACTAACCGTACATTGACCGTTTTGAGTATTGATGTTAACAGTGGGTGCCCTGTCTACCCAACCGTCACTCAATAACAGATAATCAGATACGTACGATACTTCAGCTAGTAATTCTTGACCTGTTCTGGTTTCAAACACTGCTGGCATATTACGAAGTCCTTATCCATAACTTCAATCGTATGATTGGAGTGTTGATTGTATGTACGTGCCCTGTAGACGTACCTGGACCATTAGCCGTTGCAAAGGCTGTACTAGCTCCAGTATTGGCTGGTAAATTATGTCTATGATTAGTCATACTATGTGTATGAGCTGCTGATGTATGTGTATGGGCTCCTGCTGATTGAGCTTCCGCACTATCAAACCCGTTTGTCGTTGGTCCTAAGAAAGGAACATAACGTCCTCCAGTAATGATTGTTACCCAACTGTTAACTCCCTGGTCACGTGACGATATACGACCGTTAGACAATACGAAATTATTCTGACCACTACGACCAGTACCGTGAGTATGTGCTCCGTTTGACCCTGTTGCACCTGGGGTTGTGGAACCTGTATTGACGTTGTCACTATTATTATCCCAGTTACGCATTTGTCCCGCAGTACCACCAATAGGGTGAGTATGTGCTCCGACGGTATGTGTATGTGGAGGTAAGTGTGTTGTCTGTAAAACGGTTGCTGCAGAAGTAAACACACCATTAACATCAGCTCGAGATACTGCGTTCTGTTGTCCAGAAAAATCATTTGAACCTATGATATTAGCGTCAGAAATCATAACGAAGCTCCCAGAATCAACACTTCTCCATGTAGTACCTGGGAATAGTTGAGAGGGGTTTACTGAACCACTGCCCCAATAAGCAGCACCTACAGGATACACTTGGTCTACGATGTTACCTCCTGCTCTAGGGATAACTACACGATATACTCCTTGTGTGATTGTTGCTATATTAACAGTACGTCGTCCACCAGTGTTGATATAAATATCAGTAGAATCTGGATTAGGATTGCTCTGCGTTGTGGTGATTAATAAATTAACGACACCCGTACCCATGTTGACGTCTAACCATAACCAGAACGAACCTGTTTGGTTTACTGTTGTATTATTGCTATCCATTATACCCGCGTTGTCCACAAGTATTCTTTTACCGTCTATGACAAAATCACACGAACGTATACCTCGCTGATTTCCAGACGTCATAAGAACAGGAGGATTACTTATCCACCCATTCTGTAATAATAAGTAATCAGAAGCAAATGACACTTCTGCTAAGAGTGTTGACCCGCTCCTTGTTTCTAGTATTGCTGGCATATATTACCCTCCTTGTTTAATTTTATCAAAAATGTTACGATGACCTAGTCCCAACTCGACAGTATATACTCCGTCTGGAGCCAACGATATAGCTGTTATGATAGAGTTGTACGAAAATACATCTAGAAATAAATTCACAGGCTTACCTAAATAACTACACATATCAGTATAGATATTTTGCGAAAATAACAAACTGAACCACACCCAGCCCTCAGTAAACCTAATAACTACCGATGTATTGTTTATAATAGAACTCATTGTATTCTGTAATTCTTGTTGTACTCTATTAATATACGTCGTAGGGTCCTCAAAAGTCAAAGGGTTATTGTTTAACGTAGCTCTAGTATACTCAATGACATTTGACCTAATAGGTAACTGTGCGTC